TCCGTGACGTTATCGTGATCCCTTTCATGGATGACGACGACGCCAACGTGACCGAATACTGCAACGCCATTGGACTGCCAGGAACATGGCTGGACTGTTCCTATTTGGGTGCTCGGCGCGGGAAGTATCCCGGTATCGGTGACCGCTACGACGCCGACCTAGACCAGTTCATTAGTCCGCAACCAATCGAAATCGAGGAATCATGACCGAGCAAGCAATCGAGGAAACCGAAACACCGAAGCCCAAAAAGGCCACGAAGCCTAAGCCGGAATCCGCACGGGACAAGGCCCGCGCAATCACGCTCGCCAAAATGGCGGCGGCCGCCAAGTGACGTGGAGCCCGCTGAACTCGTCGGCGTCATCGTCGGCCTGCTAACCATCCTCGGCATTATCCTGGGAGCTCTCATGTGGGTAATCAGGCGAGAAGTCGGCGCAATCTCGGCCGAGTTCCGGCCCAACGGCGGCAACTCGGCCCGGGATCTATGGGCCCGCACGGAGCTGGAAGTACGCGACCTCAGAAACCGGCTCGACCACCACATCGACAACCACAACCGCTAGGAGCCCCGTGGACCGCCTAATCACCCGAGAGGCCCGAAAGTACCTCTACACGGCTGCCGTGGCCGCTATGGCCCTCCTAGTGGCTTACGACGTCATCTCAGCCGAGTCGGCACCGCTATGGCTGGCCCTGGTAACTGCCGTGCTCGGCCTGGCGGCGCCCATCACCGCCCTGGCAAACCTGAGTCCGCGGCCTAGCGATATCGCCGATAGTGCCGAAATCGAGATCGAGGGCGAATAGTGGCCCGCCTAGTGGCAGCCGGGGTAAAGCTCCGCGACCAGGTAAATAAGCGTTTTCCGTCGAGGAATAAGGCTTCGGACGGTTGGATTGGCGATCGAGCTCACAGGGCCCGGAAATCGGACCACAACCCGGACGCACGCGGATGGGTACACGCCCTCGATATTGACGCGCACCTAGTCCCGTGGAGCGAAAGACTTTCACGACGCGCCGCCAGGGCCCTAGCGGACCAGCTCGTCGAATACGCCCGGTCCGGGGCCCCAGGATCCGACCGACTCAAGTACGTCGTGTACGACGGCCAAATCGCGTCGGGCACATACCCGACCACCTATTGGACGTGGCGCGGATCCGGGTACGGCCACCACCACCACATCCACGTCAGCTTCACAAACGTGAAACTCGTCACGGGCCGACGGCCTTTCCCGCTACCGATACTCGGGAAGTAGCCCGGCCGTGTCGAAACCGAGGGAACCTGGTCGACCCAGGATCCTGACCCTCGATATCGAAAACAGCCCCCACCTAGTCAGAACCTACGACCTATGGGGCGCCAACATCACGCCCGACAAAATCATCGAACCGGCCCGGATGCTCTGCTGGGCCGCCAAATGGCTCGACCAAAGACCAATCCTGTTCAGGTCCGAATACCACGACTCCGTCGAGGAAATGCTCGACGACCTCTGGCAGCTCCTCGACCAGGCCGACCTGGTCATCACGTACAACGGCAAGGGCCACGACCTGCCCATCATCCTGAAAACATTCATCGAGAACGGCTACCCGCCCCCGTCACCCTGGCATGACATTGACCTGTACCGGGCCATAAAGGGCCGCTATAAGTTCGCATCCAACCGGCTCGGCTACGTCACGGAGGCCCTCGGCCTGCCCTCGAAGCTCGAAACCGGGGTCGCACAGCTCTGGAAACGTGTCCTCGACGAGGATGACAAAGCCTGGACAAAGTTCCGCGCCTACAACAAACAGGACGTATTAGTGACCGAGCTCCTGTTTCGAGTTATGCAACCCTGGCTCAAAATGCCACACGCCGGGCTATGGTCGGGGGATGTGACCACGTGCCCGGCGTGCGGATCCCGGGAGCTCACACCGGCCGGGATCACCACGACGAAAACATCAGCTTACGCCAAAGTGATTTGCCGATGTGGCGCCTGGTCCAAAGTATTACCCTCGGGGCAGACACGACCAATCTAAGGGGAACGCATGATCGACGACAAAATTGCCATACAAGCCATACAAGCCATAACAGGCCCCAGGGCCGTAACACACGGGGACGCCCAGGAAACCATGCAGCGCACGGCCCAACTTTGGGCGGCATACCTAGGTCGGGAAATCTCACCGGCCCAGGTAGCCATCTGCAACCTACTCCAAAAACTAGCCAGATCCAGGCATTACGACCGCGACCACTACATCGACGTCATCGGCTACGCCCTCATAGCCGAGGAGGCCGCCCGGCCGTGGTGAAAATAACCGTGGGCGAGGTGACCGTCGAATATGACGGGCCTATCAGCCTGCGGTCCCTGCGGTCCCTCCTGCTGACTATCGCCGGGGTATCGGCCGCCGTCACCGTCGAGGTCGAGGATCAGGAGGAAAAAACCGCCCCGATATCGTTAGGGTTCACAACCGAAATAGGGAAACCAGAGGAGCCCGACCTCGATTGGTATTTCGAGGACACGGCGCGTCGCTCGCGCCAAACAAATGAAACCCGCTAACGTCGATCCTGGAAAGGGGAAACGATGAGCGAACACGAGTACCTATCCTCCGGGCAAGCTGCCCGCATACTCGGCGTATCGACCGACACAGTCGGCCGGTACTTCGAGGCAGGAGTGATAGAAGGCCACCGAACACCAGGAGGCCACGCCCGGCTAGTACGGGCAAGCGTCGAAGCCGTCCGGCGTCACCCTGCGGGGCGAAACGTGACGGTCCTGCGATCCGTGCAGGACGCGTGATCGAGGTGGCCGTCCTAGCGGCGGTCCTCGCAACAGGCCCGAACCAGATCCCCGACAGCACCTATCGGGGCCGCTGGTATGTCGCCGAGGCGGAACCATTCCGCAAATGCGTCATGTGGCGGGAGTCACGGGGGAACTACCGGTCAAACGGGCGCTACGGATCAGGCGCCTATCAGTTCATACAACCGACCTGGGAGCACTACGCAACTTTGGCCGGGTATGAGGAATACGCGGATGACAGGGCCTATAAAGCCCCGCCAGCCGTACAGGATGCCGTATTTTGGCGGACCTACTGGAAAGGAAAGGGGAAACACCATTGGAGCTCGATTCACGCCCTGACAATCGGGGCGAAAGTCAAAGACTGCGCGTAACCGCGTGGGCAGCCATGCTCGGTTTCCTGGCCGTGCTCGGCTTGCTAGGTCACATCGAGGGAATACAGTAAACACACGGCGGCTGGGGCCCACACGCTACAAGCGGACGAGCCCGACCAGGTCGGGCCCCCAGCCGCCCCAACCAAGGGGAAACGGTATGGCTATGCAAAGCATCGGAGGCGAACACCTCCACACAGAAATAGTCCGAATGGGCAACACGGTTCAGGCCTGGATCGAGGACGGCCGCAACATCACGCACGTCATGCTCGACCAGGCCCAGGCCGCCGACATTGTGCGGAAACTCGGGGAGGTGCTGACCTATGACCTTCATGACGCGTGAAAACCGCTGGGCCTGCCACCTATGCAAAACCACCGGCACAGGTAACTACCTGGCCTACAAGCGGCACTACATGGAGGCCCACAGCGACCTGGAGGCCGAGCGATGAGCTTCGACCTGAAAGACTACGTAACCGTCGCCGAACGTATGCGGGCGTTCTACAAGGCCTACCCGGAAGGATCGTTGCAGCTCGAACCCGTCCAGATCACCACGGTCGAGGGCAAAACCTGGGCGATAGGTCGGGCTTATGCCTACCGGGACCGCACAGATACCACGCCTGGTATCGGTACGGCATGGGAAATCATCCCGGGCCTCACGCCGTACACGCGGGGCAGCGAGATCCAAAACCTGGAAACGTCCTGCTGGGGGCGCGCCCTGGCCGCTATCGGTATCGGCATCGAGAAAGGCGTCGCCACAGCTGACGAAGTGCGGGCCGCTAAGGCGCGAGAAGGAGGCTGGGAACGGGGTAGTGCAGCTCCCGATAATGACCCGTTCTACGATAAGCCACCGCCCCCGCAGGGCACATACCCTCGGCGCATAAATGACAAGCAGGTTGGCCTATTGCGCGGGCGGTGCCGTGACAAGAACATCCCGGATGACCAGGTGGTGCAGGTGATAAACGCGATCCTCGCGCTGAACGGCGTCACTCCCATAACAGTCATCAAGGAGCTCGACAACCACGGACTGAACGCTGTTCTCGAAGGCCTCGACAAAGTAAACACGGTCGAGGAATACCTGACAGGGTAGAACGCAAGCGCCGAGGCATACCAGGACCGGCGTAGTTAGCACCTGGGAGGCGGCTTCGTAGCATGACGGAGGAAGCACTACGACCGCGAAGGCCCCCGCCAGGTAGGGCGAAGTATGTCTGTAAACGCAACCACAACCAGGCCGGGATCGGGCCAACGCCCGAGCCCGAGACCGGCCGTAACATAAGGGGAAACGATGAGCAAAGAGGAATACGACGCACATTGTCGGAAGCCCGGATGCAGCT